AGGTGCGCACGATCTGCCCGAAAGAGGTTTCGTTCAAACCGCTCCTTGCGGCGCGGCTCCTTCATTTGCCGCTTTCGCTGGCACTGTTTTACCTTGGCCTGCCGCAGCAGGCTGTTGAGACGTTCAGCACCCTTTCTGCGCGGGTCATCACTATGCGGCGTGTGCCGCTGGATTGCGCACTGCTGGTGTTTGCTGTGTGCTGCATGACGGCATGGGAGCTGTGCAAAGTGAGCTCCAGGCAAAAGAAAAAGTCCCCCGTGTTCCAAAACACAGAGGACTTTTTGGAGCTACTGACCTGATTCGAACAGGCGACCTGCTCATTACGAGGGCGGAAATATGTGTGAGAATATAACGGTTATACGCGAAAATAGAAATATGCTGCGCCACTTTTGCGCCACTGGAAATTAACCGGTCTGTTTTTTGAGGTAGGAATCCAGACGATTGATCTTCTTTTTCTTGAACTTTTTATCAAGGGATGTGTAGATGCCCAGAGTGACGCTGATATCCTTATGGCCCATCTGATCGCGGGCGGTGAGAACATCGACACCGGCAAAGTACATCAGGGTGCAGAAGGTGTGGCGCAGCTGATGCGGGGTGAACGGCTCGATGCGCATAGGCAGACCACCCGGGCGGTTCTTACTTTCCTCGCCGCCGTAGCCATACTTGACATTCAAATCAGCCATGTAGCTGCTCCACAAGGTCTTCCACGCCTGCTCCGTCATGCGGCGGCCTTTTACGGTGTGCAGCACATACAGGCAGCCGTCCTGCTGGGTCTTGAGGTAGTCCACGAGGATCTTCGGGATATTGACCACCCGGACACCGGCTTCCGTTTTAGGATTCTTGATCTTCTTATCCTTGAAGTTATAGCCGCTGTTTACGGTGATGGTGGCTTCCTGCAGGTCAACGTCGGCCCAGGTGAGGGCCGTGGCTTCGCCGCGGCGCAGGCCGGAGTAAAGCAGCAGCATGGCAGCGCGCTGGGCGCGGTGGGGCGTTTCACGGATCCAGCGCTGCTGCTCTTCGGAGATGGGTTCCCGGGGCTCGGGGTCAGCACCGGCGGGGCAGGTGGGCTTGACGATAGGGGTATACTGCACCACTTCGGGGATCGCCAGCTCATACGCTGCCTTTGCGCTGCTGCGCAGGTTGGACAAGGTGAAGTGAGACAGGGGCGGTTTGCCGTCGTGCCATTCAGCCAGAGAGTTGAGCACCTTCTGAAAATCGGCCGTGCGGAGATCTGCAGCGGGCTGATCCAGCAGAGGGCCCCAATGGTTCTTATTATCTTCGTACCGGTCAAGGCTTTTCTGCCCGATGCCTTTTGCCTTTTTGGCCGCGATCAGGTTATCGTACAGGGTGGCAAGGGTGGCTTCGGCCTGCGCAGGATCCATACCCTTGCCCAGAGCGGTGCGGTATGCTTCGGCCGCAGCACGCGCATCACGGGCGGTGGTGCCGTAAAAGCTTTTATATTTTGGCTTGCCGTTTTCATCCTTACCGATGCAGACGCGGTAACGATAGCGGCCATCTGAACCTTTTTTGTTTGTGGCCATGGGCAGGGTACCTCCTGAAAATCACGGGTTGCGGAAAATACGCAGCGGGTTTACAATAGAAGGGCAGAGACGGGAATGCAAGGTTTCTATGGCATGATTACCTCCTACTTTTCTTTTGGGCAAGTGCAGAGCAGAGAACCCCTTGGCTGGAAACAGCTGAGGGGTTTTCTGTTTGCAAAAAGAGCGCCCGGCGGGGCGCTCGTGGATTTACCTGGCGAGTTCTTCATAAGTGTGCTGATTTTGCTGCAACAACCGGGAAGAAGCTGCAAGGATATCGGCATCATCAGCAACAATCAGACCTTGTACATAAGCGAGAACGTAACCAAGTTTATAGTCGGGCACTTCGTCCAGAAGGTGGATGATGCACTCTTTAGTATTCATGAGAAACATCTCCTTGTAAAAACAGCATACAAGTATCAGAACAAATCGCTGTGTGTACCGGTGCGGGTGAGATACAGGATCAATTCTGTGCCGTCGATCTCGTAAACCAGCAGCCAGTCCGGCGCGATATGACACTCCCGGCAGCCGCCGTAATCACCGACGAGCTGATGGTCGCGATTCTTAGGCGGCAGCTCTTCACCTGCAGCAAGCTTTTTGATCACGTCGGTCAGGAGCGCCAGATCATAGCCGCGCTTCTGGATGCGCTTTAAGTCTTTCTGGAATCGCGTCGAAGGACGAACGGCGTACATCATGCCAGCAGCTCCTTCATCATCTCATCCACATCGGTGTAGGTCTTGCCCAGAGTAGGGTCGGCTTTCATCTGCTTGACTTCGCGGATAGCTTCCTGCGTTTCGGCATTGGGCACATCGCCGCTGATCTCGAACGGGATGCGGTTCTCCCGCACCGCCTTGCGGGCAAAGATGTTGACAGCAGTGGTCATAGTCATGCCCATATCAGCACAGAATGCTTCGAACTGCTTCTTGAGGTTTGCATCCATACGGATATTGATGTTTGCGGTATTAGCCATAGTATCACCTTCCTTATGCTCATTGTATTGCGATTTGCGCACAATGTCAACACGGAAAGAATGAATTTTACGTTAAATCGTTAGGTGAGAAAAGGAGCGTCCAGCTGGACGCTCTGGCAGGTCAGTGAAGAGTTAATATATC